GGCAAGCACGGTATTGGCAAGCGGGCCGCTGAGGACATCGGGGACGCCATCGCCTATATTGAGCGCATGGTATCCTATGACGATAACGGGCAGGCCGTTGTCAAGTATAAGGACGGCGAGACTGAGAAGGCCGTGAGCCTCTCAGAGTACGCCGAGAAGGTTTACCCTGGAACCGTTCATGCGAAGCGGTTCATCCCTGACGGGAACACAGGGGCCGGATCAGGCCAGAGCGTTGGCGGTGCCGGAGTCAAGAAAATGAGCATCGAGGCGTACAACGCCCTGAAGCCTAAAGAGCAGGCCGCTTTCATGGAAGCCAAGGGAATCCTTGAGTAACCTGATCGGGTAGCCTGTGAGTTTGTGAACGTCGATAGACGTACAGGAGGATTCTATGGCTACTACTCTGACAGCCATTGCGCCCGTGCTTTATAGCGCCGCGCAACTCGTAAGCGCCGAACCCGCTTCTTTGGTTCGTTCTATATACGCCGACTTCGACAATAAGGGCGTCGCCTTTGGCGATTCTGTCGATGTTCCCGTGGTTCCTGCCCAGGCGCTTGAGACCTTCACGCCTTCCGCCGCGTCTACCGCTGGCGCTGGCGCTGGAATCGCGTCCAAGGTGTCTGTCTCCATCACCGCTCAGAATAAAGTGTCCCATGTTCTTACTGGTGAGCAGATTCGCTCTTTGGAGAATGGTGGCAACTACGAAGAGTGGGTGCGTCAGTGGGGCGCTCAGGCTATGCGGACTCTCCGCAACGCGGCTGAGTCTGATTGCGCTACCGCTATCAAGCAGGGCGCTTCCCGCGCTTACGGCACCGCTGGTACGACTCCATTCGCGTCCGACATCAACGCCCTTGCCGACCTTCGCAAGATTCTCCGCGACAACGGCGCTCCTTTGGCTGACCTCCAGTTCGTCGGCAATTCCGCTGTCGAGCTGAATCTGCTCAAGCTCGGCATTGTCCAGCAAGCCTACGCCGCTGGCACCGCTCAGCAGTTGCAGACTGGCGTCATTGATTCCAAGTTCGGCTTCAATATCCGCGTTTCCGCTGGTATCGGCCTGCACACCAAGGGCACCGTGGCAACCTGTGTGTCCGACCTTGCCGCGACTGCCGCGATTGGTACGACCGCTATCAACTCCGATACCTTCAACACGGCTGGTACTGTCCTGGCTGGCGATATCATCACTTGGGCTGGCGACACCAATAAGTATGTAATCGGTACTGCTTTGGCCAAAGCCGCTGATGATGATGACATCGTGCTGAATCGCCCTGGTCTGCGCGCTACCCTTGCCAACGATGTGACCGGAACCATCGGCGCGTCCTATACTCCCAGCTTCGGCTTCGAGCGTTCGGCGGTTGTCGGTGTTATGCGCCCGCCCCTCATTCCCAGCAACCCGACCATGAGGCAGATGATGGTCACGGACGGCATGGGTCTGACCTATCTGTTCCTTGAGATTGACCAGTACGGCCAGCGCACCTGGGAAATGCACCTGTGCCACGGCTTCAAAGTCGTGCAGCCCGAGCACGTAGCAATACTTCTCGGCTAGTAATCCGGCGGGCCTGAAATACGGCCCGCCTTTTTTCAAGGAGACAAATATGGCACAGATGAGTACGAGAACGAGGGATATACTGGACAAGGCGAGTCTGCCTGAGTTCCAGGCCGCAGGGCTTGGGACTACGATTTACGAGGCGTCTACCTATTCGCCCGTTGTTATTCAGTATACAATCGGGTCCGACCACACCACGGCAAAGGCCGCGTTCACCGCGCCGTTTGCGATGGTCATTGACCGCATCGACCTGCTGACCACCGTCGGCGAGACCTCCAACACCGTGAAGGTGATGAAGGCTACTACCGAAATGTGTACGGCTCTTGTCGCAACCACAGCTAAGGCGATTACGAGTATGGCCGCTGGCGTTGAGTCTGCTGTCAAGACTCTTGCGGCTGGCGATGTGGTAAACGTGCAAGCGGCTGGCGGTTCTAACGGAGACAAGCAGCGCGGAATCATCACCTTCTACGGGCACAGGGTGTAGGCATGAGGTGCGAAACCGTCAAGGTAGTCAACCCGCTCGGCGGGTGGGTTATCATCAACAAAAGCGACTTCGACCCCGAAAAGCACACGCTCTACGGGGACGAGGTGAAAGCTGAAGAGCCGAAGCCGGAAGCGCCACGCAAGTACAAACGGCGCGAGGAGTAAACAATGTTCTACGGAGATACAACTGTCCCGCGTGAGCGTGTGACGTCCGGCGTTCCGGTCATTGATACGAATCACTCCGCGATACATGAAAAAATGGGCTTCGAGCTATCAGGAACCTTCGCCGCGAACGGGACCAATAAGGCGTTGATAGCCTTCAATCCTCCGGCAAAAGCCAAGGCTTCCAAGTCTATCGTGATGACCGACACTGACGCGAATCTGCTATACACCTTCAACGAATACGGGTTCGCCGGAAACGACTGGAAGGTAGTACACGTTGATCCGTCCGGCAACAGCCAGCCGCTGACCGTTTCAGTGTCTGGCACCACCATAACGGTAAGCCTTGGCACTGACGGGAGCGGCACGATAACCAGCACAGCGGCACAGGTTGCGGCGGCTGTAAACGCTTCGAGCGCGAGCAACTGGGTTGTGTGTACCGTGCCAGGAACGGGCGGGACCGTCAACGCGGTTGCGTCGGCTGACTTCGCTGGCGGTGCCGACGATATCTACATCCACCTGCAAACTGCCGACTTTACCGCCGCCGCAGAAACGGTTGTTTTGAGAGTTATCGAGGGCGCAACCTACACCGGAACCGCCGAGACATTCACCGCAATCTGCAAGAACCGCGTACCACCGCTTGGCGTGTGCCGTGCGGCGCTTGCGGGAACGCTTGCCGCGACTGTTGACACGACTGGCGCGGCGGTGCTAGAAACGGCAACCGCTAGGGGTAGCGCAACGGGGCCGAGTCTGGCAACCGTGACTAAAAGCAACTATGATGAGTGGGTCTTGAATCCGGGGACGGCGTATGTGTTCGAGTTCACTCCGACTGCCGCTACCGCTATTGATTATCGTTTTTTCTGGTATGAAGAGCCTGCGGGCTAGGGGACCTTATGACAGTCGAGGACGGGACCGGACTAAGCACAGCTAACTCATACGCGAGCGTGGCAGAGGCTGACGCATACCACACCCTACGCGGTAACACCGCTTGGACTGGTGCCGACGAAGTAAAGGAAGCCGCGCTTATCCGTGCCACTTCATACATCACCGGCGAGTATAGTTCTCGCTGGCCTGGCTACCGCTCAAGTGCTACGCAGGCTCTCGACTGGCCGCGAAGCGAGGCGCTAGATTCTGACGGATACTACCAGAGCGGCGTCCCTGTCGCGGTTAAGGTTGCGACGATTGAAGCCGCGCTCTTGGAACTCGTGACGGCGGGAACGCTTACCGAGTCACAGGATAGAGGCGGCGCAATCGTGCGCGAGAAGGTTGGGCCGATTGAGACCGAGTATTCAGACAACGCCCCGACCGGAACCGTTTACCCGACAATCAAGCTGGCTCTCTCTCGGCTTGTCCAGCCTGTAGGTTTCTTGAGGCGCGGATGAATTATACAGCGACCGCAAGCCGGATACTGAAAACGATACAAAAAAACGGCAAGGCTATTAAAATAGTCCGGCCTGGTTCTGCTACTGGCTGGGTGCAATCCTACGACCCAGCCAAGTTGCAAGACAAGTGGACGCACGCGGGGAAAAAACCCGGCGACCCTGATATTGTGGTATACATAGACCCCGCGTCCGACACGGAAAACGCGGCGTTCGCGGTTGAAGATGGATACAAGGCCGAGGAGATCGACGGCACGATGGTACAGCAGGACGATAGGCGCTACTGGGTGCCCGCGTCTGGGTTGTCTGAGCCGACTACCATCGACCGACTTGTGGATGGGTCCGATAGCCTGGCAATCGTTTCATGCAAGCGCACGGCCCCTGGACCTGTGGTGCTGTTGTATGAGGTGCAATGCCGTGGCTGAGTTTTCGAGCGTGATTAAGCGGTTCGCGGCACAGACGAAGGACAAGGAAACGCTAGTCATCCGAAAAATTGCCATCGAGTGTTTCAAGCGGATTATTCTTGGAACTCCGGTAGACACGGGTCGCGCCAGAGGGAATTGGCAGTGCACGACTGGCTCAATGGCCGGCGGCACTGTTGAAAATCTCGACAAGACCGGATCTGCAACTATCGCGGCGATGATATCCGAAGTGTCGGGCTGGACGCCTAAAGACGATCTCCCCGCGTTCATCACTAACAACCTGCCGTACATCCAGCGGCTGAATGAGGGCTGGTCGAAGCAGGCTCCAGCTCACTTTGTTGAGCAGGTAATATCTGACATGGGCGGGATAGTGGAGGCGGCGGTATGAGTGGGACGATGGACGTACAAGGCGCGCTCTACACTCAGGCCGCGACAGCACTCGCGGGGAAAAGCGTGGCGTGGCCTGGGAAGAGCTTCACCCCTTCCAGTACTGCTTGGTATCGTGTATCATTCGTAACAACGGAAGAGCCGGTAGCGGCTGAGATTGGCGTCAATGGGCGAAATCGGCATATCGGGATGCTCCAGATCGACGTGTTCTACCCGAAGTCAAACCAGGGCGAGGGCCCAGTGAGGCAGGAAGGGGAAAGGATCGCCGCGACAATGAAGCGCGGCGATGTGTTTACATCTAACGGCCAAAATGTTAGAATAACGTCAAGCGCCGCCTCGCGGTGTTATGAAGAGGAAGAATGGCTCCGCGTACCAGTTATGATATGGTGGCGGGCTGATGTAGCGAATTAGGCGCGGCCAACGTCGGGAGACAGTCGGTATAGCGCTTTTTGACCGTCGAGAGACGGACAGGAGGACAATATGGCAGAGGGTTCGCGCCGCAAACTTTCGTACATTGAGGAATCGACTTGGGGTACTACACCTAACACACCGTCGATGAAGTTGCTCAGGAACACCGGAGGCGGTGGTATCCAGATGCAACGCGACTCGCTCCAGTCCCAGGAGTACCGGAGCGACCGGCAGATTGCCGCTATGCGCCTTGGGAACAAACGCCCTACGCTGGATGTGCCGTTCGAGTTCTCGTATACCAGTTTTGACGATATGCTTGAGGGCGCGCTATTCTCCGACTGGGCTGTTGCCTACAACCTCACCTCTCAGACCGTGACCGTTGACGCGTCGGATAAAACCTTTACGCGCGCTTCCGGCTCTTGGATAACCGACGGCGTACAAGTTGGCGACAAGATTGTGACCACCGGATTCGAGGCCGCAGGGAATAATGGCACGTTCGTTGTCTCCAATGTTGTCGATCTGACTATCACTTGTGCTACTGCCGCCGATCTGGTTGATGTAACGGGCGATACTGGCGTGACCGTAACAACCACGCGATACCGAATTAAGCAGGGCACCACCTCCAAGTTTTACACCATCGAGGAAGGCTTCGACGATATCGACCAGCACCAGTATGTGACCGGCGCGATGGTCAATACCTTCTCCCTGTCCGTTGCCACTAATGCGATGGTTACCGGCTCGTTCGGCTTTCTCGCAAAGACTGCTAGCAAGTATTCCGCTACGCCTCTTGATGAGTCGCCCGACGCCGCTCCCACTACCGACCCGTTTGATTCGTACACCGGAAGCCTGACAGAAGGCGGCGCATCCGCTGTGGTAACTGCCGTTAACCTGTCGCTCAACAACGGGCTTGAGGCGTTGTTCGCGTGTTTCTCTGAGGNNACGTCCGTCAATCTATCGCTGTCCAACGGATTAGAGGCGCTCTTCGCATGTTTCTCTGAGGACGCTCACCGCATGGGCGTAGGCCGCGCAAACCTGACTGGAAGCCTGTCTATTTTTTTCGAGAACGCGACGCTTGCGAACAAGTTCCTTGACGAGACGGAAAGCGCGCTGATTTTTACGCTGACCGACCTTGATGGAAACTGGTATCGCTTCACCTTGCCGCGCATCAAGTACACTGGCGCTACCAAGAACATCACGGAGAACAATGTGGTATTCGACTTCCCGTTCCAAGCTCTTGCCGACTCTGCTACCTCTACGTGCCTGATTATCGACAGGGTGCCCGCATGATAGACCTGGCAAAACTTGACACCGTTACGCCGTCCGAGGAAGGGCGGTACGTTACCCCGATTGGTTTTGACGGCGCGGCGGTGGGGATAA